AGGCGAAGAAGTCACATTGGATGAAGAACTACAAAGTTTATTGGACAGCATACTAGTCCGCGAAGAAATGACTGACGTATTAAAAGCTGAGCAACCATATCGGGATGAAAAGACTGGTAAGATGGTTACACCACCAAAAGGTGCAACTCAACCACCAGCTGATAGTCCGTTTGCTCCTGGTGACAAGCGTAATGTGCAAACACCAAAACCTTCTGTTAAAATGAAAGAACAAATGCCAGCAGCACCAGTGCCAGGGACAGGCACGCCAGGTGCAAAGCCAGCAGTTCAAGGTGTAATGCCAGCAACAGGCCAAGCCGCAAAGCCAGCAGCACCTGCTGTAAAAAAACCTTACACCAAAGCAAACGACCCTGATTTTGGAAATGATTGGTAATATGAATATTAAATCATTCCGCGAATATCTAACTGAAACTGAAACAGCACAGGACTATCCTGTTGCTGGTGATGTATTTGAATTAGAAATCGCCAGAGAAGAAATGGTACTAGAAACCACAGTTGTTGACGTATTAGATGATGGTATTGTGATTGAAGCAGACGACGCCATGATGAAAATACTAATGCATGTTGGGTACCTGACAGAAGATTCAAACATGCCCACTGCCAGAGATAGTATCAGCCCCATACACGGTGGCATAAATCATGAAGTCAGTGCTGACAATGATCTAGAAGAAGCTGAATATCAAGGACGCAATGTGCCACTGGGTAAACCCATGGCAGGCGATGTTAAAAAGTCCAAAGTGTATGTAAAGAATGCCAAAGGCAATGTGGTCAAAGTCAACTTTGGTGACCCTAATATGACCATTAAAAAATCAAACCCCAAACGCCGTAAGAGTTTTAGAGCAAGACACAATTGTGCCAATCCAGGTCCAAGAACTAGCGCTAGATATTGGTCATGTAGAGCCTGGTAAAAAAATTTATACATAAACCCAAAGGAAAATCAATGAAAAAACTATTAGCCGTTCTATTATTAGTACCAGTACTAGCATTAGCAGAAAAAACACCGCAGGGTGTCACTTACGATGCACAGATCATTAGAGTAACGGATGGCGATACAGTTGTTATCGCCGCACCCTTTCTACCTGCACCCCTCAAGCCCGAACTTGCGGTACGAGTATACGGAGTCGACACACCAGAAAAAGGATTCCGTGGCCAATGCGATAGCGAAAAGCAGCGTGGAGAAGCTGCCAGCGTTTTCACTAAAGGTCTCATTAATGCCAGCCAACAGCGACAAGTTATTTTATACGGGTGGGATAAATTTGGTGGTCGTGTATTGGGCGACATCATTCTAAACGGCAAAAGCTTACGTGCTCAATTGATTGCCAACGGTTTTGCCAGAGAATACTACGGTGATGCCAAACAGTCATGGTGCAACTGACCGGTCCAGACACGCCCGACAATGATCGTCCAGTAGTGCCTTACGGAGAACACTAATGGACGATATACAACAACTCAAACTATTGGCCGGCATTGGTAATCGTGCAGTAATGCAAGAGTATAAAGGATTCGCTGGTAGCAATATTTCAGTTACTGGAAATGAAAAAGGCGAACTCATGAAAAAACATGATATTCGCCCTGGAACTGATGAATGGTTTAAGTTGTGGTTCTCTAAGCCTTATTTGACTGGTGAGCAACCAATCTAAGCAGCAGCCCGATCTCTACCCAAGTACTGATTCCACTTGGGATCTTTAACTCTAAATGGACTATGCTTCCAGGCAGCGGCCAGCGCCCAATAGTCCGGGCGATATGGAGCACGAACGGGCTTCATGAAACTCTTATCTGCTTTACGCCAATTACAGGCTTTGCAGCTAGTCACACAGTTGGTCCACTCAGTCTTACCGCCCTGGCTCATGGGAACAACATGATCAATGGTCAAACTATCAAAATCAAAAGTATCTTCGCAGTATTGACATTGGTATAAATCACGCAGGTACATGTTGTAGCGTGTGAAGTTTACCCGACGTTTGAAATTAAAGTATTCTTGGGTAACAGCCACACTGGGCACATTTATAGCAAGTTTTTCACTGTGTATAATCCAATCTGGGTAAGTTTCAATCACTTGTATGCGACCTAGATACATGAGTTTGATAGCATGGCGCCAATCAATAACGCTCAATGGCAGCACTGAAATTGGTGTATAATCTTTATTCAAAAGTAGTGTATGCGACATAAGTAATTAATATGAATAGACCCATTGAAACAGCTATTATAAAGAGTCCTTATCAAAAGGTCAACTTTTCCGAAGATCAAATACGAGAATTTGTAAAATGCGCAGATCCGGTGGATGGACCTAGATATTTCATGGACAACTACTTTTATATACAACACCCTACTCGGGGCAAAATGTTGTATCACCCGTTTGAATACCAAAAACGTCTAATAGATTCTTACCATCAAAACAGATTCAGTATCAGCCTCATGCCCAGGCAGACTGGCAAAACCACCAGCGCCGCCGGCTACCTGTTATGGTTTGCCATGTTTCAACCAGATTCAACCATACTTATTGCTGCACACAAGTACACAGGCGCACAAGAGATCATGCAGCGTGTGCGTTACGCCTATGAATTGTGCCCGGACTTTATACGTGCAGGAGTAACAAGCTACAACAAAGGCAGTATAGACTTTGAAAATGGAAGTCGTATAGTAAGTCAGACAACAACAGAAACAACTGGTCGTGGTATGAGTATTACCCTACTATACTGCTTAGACGGGGAAACCACAACGGTTAAAATTCGCAACAAACAAACCATGGTCGAAGAAGATATCACATTAAAAGACTTGTACATCCAATTATACAACCCACCAAATATATGAAGCAAACATTTGCTAACAATACAGAATACGAAATTCTTACTCCCAACGGATGGGAAAACTTTGATGGAATTTTTTTAAATCAAAATGCAAATAAATTATCAAAAAAGTTAGTGTTTGCTGATGGTACTAATATTACTGCAACCAATGAACATCGTTTTTTTATTAACAAACAAGAAAAAAAAGTCAGTGATATTGTAGCCGGTGACTGTCTTGATTCAGATAATGGATCCCTAATAGTAGCGGAAATAATTCATACTAAATTAGTTGATACTTACGAAATATTTAATGCAAAGAATCATGTTATATTGGCTAACAATATTCATTCGCATCAATGTGACGAGTTTGCATTCGTGCGCCCAACTATAGCCAAAGAGTTCTGGACTAGTATATCGCCCACACTAAGCACTGGTGGTAAGGCAATTATTACAAGTACGCCAAACAGTGACGAAGATCAATTTGCTTATATATGGAAACAAGCCAACAAATGTGTGGACAGTTTTGGAAATCCCACCAAAGTTGGTATTAACGGATTCAAAGCGTATCAAAGTCGTTGGGACGAACACCCAGATAGAGATGAGCAATGGAAAGCGGAAGAAATGGGTCGTATCGGCGAAGAAAGATTCAGACGTGAGCACGGCTGTGAATTTTTGATCTATGATGAGACCTTGATTGACAGTATCAAACTGTCTGAACTGACAGGAGCAGAACCAATTGAACGGCAAGGGCAGGTACGCTGGTACCAAAAGCCACGTCGTGGGAAAACTTATGTGGTTGGCCTGGATCCTAGCCTGGGCACCGGTGGCGACCCTGCTGCTATACAAATATTTGAGTTGCCTACCATGATACAGATTGGCGAATGGCAAAATAACAAAACACCAATCCAAAGGCAAATTACAATTCTTAAAGAAATATGTGAATATCTATATGACACCATTGGTACACAGAACGACGTGTACTACAGCGTAGAGAATAACTCACTGGGCGAAGCTGCATTGGTGGTAATTGCAGAAATTGGTGAGGAAAACATACGCGGAATATTTTTAAGTCAGCCGCATAAACTAGGGCAGCCTAGAGCGCATCGTAAAGGGTTCACAACAACCAACAAGAGCAAGATTACGGTATGTGCCAAACTCAAAAACCTGATAGAAAATAAAAAGATAACCATTAACAGCAAGAACCTGATCAGTGAATTAAAAACCTTTGTGGCTCATGGCGTGGGATTTGAAGCCAAAACTGGGGAAACTGACGACTTGGTCAGTGCCACTTTGCTATCGTTGCGCATGATACAGGCATTGCAAAGTTATGATTCAGACCTGGATGAAAAAATGCGTGACAGTGCAGATGACTACATAGCTCCAATGCCTTTTATAATGATATGAAAATAACACCTGTTGATCATGTGCCGGATCTATTCACTGTTGAAGATGTGTTGCCGGAATCTTTGTTGCTCAGTATTGGACAGCAGGATCTTTGGCAATATCCCTGGGAACAACAACGCATGCAGCTGGACTGGAAAAGACGCAAACTGATAGTCAACGATGGTGATCTGCTGCAGCAAGTTGACCAACATTATAATCATGCCATTGATCAAATTGCTGCTGCCGCCCACGTGGTATTTGAACACCAGCAGTGCTGGAGCAGTTTCTGGCTAGACTACGAAGGATTTGATTGTAGCATACACGAAGATGGCGCCGAGCGTGAATACAATCCCTTAATGGCCATGCAGGTTTACCTAACTCAAGCGGCAGCTGATCTAGGCACAGTGTTTTACCATGACGCCCAAGGGCAGCAGGTGCGTTATGCGTTTCCGTACAAGATCAACACAGGATATTTAATGCTCAATCATGCAGGACAATATCACGGCATGCTAAATAAAATTCCAGCCAATCATCTGCGTCTAAGCAGTTATACCTACTTTGGTAAATTTAACCATAAATAATACACTATGAGAGAATTAAATAAAATTGCAGATGGATTGTTTAACAAAATCAGAGCTAGATTTGATTCAGTCAACATTGGTGACGAAAAAGCCAACTCAGTAACTGATCCAGAGCAGGCTAGATTTTTTAACTTTGATTACGTGGACTCAAACGGGAAAAATTTTGGTAACGTTACTATCAGTCTGATTGACGAAAATGCATTAAAAATTTACTTCAGCTCAAATATCAGCCAAGGCCTGGCCGAAGATGAACAAAAAGAATGGTTTGCATTTTTACGTGCAATGAAACATTTTGCAAGAAGAAACATGCTGACATTTGACACAAGAGATATCAATCGCAGTAACCTGGACCTCAAAGATCTAAAACAACAAAGCCAAGCAGACAGTACCTACGACAAAGATGAGCTAGCAATTGCTGAAAGTAAACTGTATGGACTTGGTAACAATCGTAGAGTCAGTTTTGGAGATGTAGGCACACACAAGTTGATCATTAAACACAAAGATCAAATTGACCCAGAACGTCGCGGTGCCCGTACTAGACAAATTGAGCATGTGTTTGTTGAAACTCCAGTTGGCGAGCGTTTCTTGTTGGATCACACCAACCTGCATGGCGCCCGTGCCATTGCCAATCATTTACGTCATGGCGGTCGCTTTGGCGATGAAGGCAGCGACATGATCAATGAAATGGTCAAGGAAATGGCCAGCATGCGACACTTTGTGCGCAGCATGCGTAATCGTACATTTGAAGACATTGAAACAACTGGCATGGTAGAAGCAGCCATGCATCGATACACTGAAGTCAAGGATCATCTCAAGCGTTTTCAAGGACGTAACGGGCATGAGATGTTGATGAGCATGATGGGAATCCAACAGGAACCTGACGAAGATGTTGATCAAGACGCATTGCGCGAACGTTTTGTTAAAAAGATATACGATGATAGATTTACCGAAGCATTGCCGTATGTGTACCGAGCTTACAAACATCGTCAAAAAATGAACACAGCAGGCAGTAACGAATTTGAATCATGGGCCAATGATATCACGGAAGAAACATGGGACCAAGATGCTGACGATACCAACGAAGATGATTTGATTGCCTTGACAAAATTGCCAATTGCTGTTGGATTTGACGGAACAGACGCCATTGCTGCACTCAAAGATATCAGCTTCTTGCAAAGCGAAGATTTGTCTCAAGCACTGCAAAAGTTAGCCCAAAATCAAGGTCCGGATGCAGACGCACGTAGAACCATTGCTGGATGGTTGGCAACCAATGGTGAAACGGCCCTAGCCAACCAAATTGTACAAATGATGCAGGCTCAAATGCAACCAACTGAACCTACACCACCGCAGCCAGAACCAGCACCGCAAGCGTACGGCGCATCCACCATGGACGAACCAGTGGTTAACGAAGCGCTGGCTACCCTAAAATGGCTATCAGGTATGGCTAAAAAATAATTAATTTTGTTTGACAACATAAATAGTATTGTTATATAATTGCACGGTGCAGTTATGTATCTAGGCACACAAAGACCATCTTAACATATAAAGGAAACTATCATGGCAACTTCATTAGCAGAAATTCGCGCAAAACTACAAGCGCAAGAGAATCGTTCACAAGGCGGTTCATCACAAGGCGGAGACAACGCCATCTATGCACACTGGAACATTCCAGAAGGCACCAGTGCAAAAATCCGATTCTTACCCGATGCAAATGCAAAGAACGACTTCTTCTGGGTTGAACGATTGATGATCAAACTTCCATTTGCGGGCGTTAAAGGACAATCGGACAGCAAGCCAGTTATTGTACAAGTGCCATGCGTGGAGATGTACGGCGAAGCTTGCCCAATCTTGGCAGAAGTACGTACCTGGTTCAAAGATCCTGGCCTTGAGGAAATGGGTCGTAAGTACTGGAAGAAAAAGAGCTACTTGTTCCAGGGTTTTGTAAAAGAGAATCCACTGAGCGATGACAAAACTCCAGAGAATCCAATCCGTCGTTTTGTTATTAGCCCACAGATCTTCAACTTGATCAAAGCAGCATTAATGGATCCTGAACTTGAAAGCATGCCAACAGATTACACTGCTGGACTAGACTTCACTGTTACCAAGACTCAAAAAGGTGGCTATGCGGATTACAGCACTAGCAAATGGAGCCGTAAAGAAACTGCAATTACTGCACAAGAACAAGCAGCAATTGACACACACGGTCTTCACAACTTGGCTGATTTTTTGCCCAAGAAACCAGGCGATGTTGAACTGAGAGTGCTCAAAGAAATGTTTGAAGCCAGCGTTGACGGACAGGCGTATGATCCAGATCGTTGGAGTCAGTACTACAAGCCCAGCGGTTTTCAAAGCAAAGGTGGGGATGAAAACACCGGAGGTACATCAACTGCCAAGGCAACACCGGCAGCAGCACCTGCACCTGCGCCAACCTCGGCACCCTTTGACATAGACGAAGATGATGATGCACCAGTGGCAACAGCAGCAGTAACAGCCAAACCATCAAGTCAGAAGGCCGAAGACATTCTCGCAATGATTAGAAACCGTAGCAAGTAAAAAATACGGCACGGGCCTCTGCACGTTTTGTGTACGCCCGGGTTATCTAACATATCTTAAATTATAACAAGGAGAATAATCATGGCAAAACCATTTGACGTATCAAAATTTCGTAAGACCATTACCAAAAGTATTGACGGCCTTAGTGTTGGGTTCAACGATCCCACAGACTGGATCAGTACCAACAACTATGCCCTAAACTATCTCATTTCGGGAGACTTTACTCGAGGAATCCCAATGGGCAAAGTTACTGTGTTTGCTGGGGAATCAGGAGCAGGCAAAAGTTTTATCTGTTCAGGTAACCTAATTAAAAATGCACAGCAACAAGGAATATATCCTATCCTGATTGATAGTGAAAATGCACTGGATGAAAAGTGGCTGCATGCACTTGGAGTTGAAACTGGTGAAGACAAACTGTTAAAACTAAACATGGCCATGATTGACGATGTGGCCAAAGTGATTTCGGACTTTGTTAAAGAATATCGCGCCCTACCAGAAGAAGCTCGCCCCAAAGTGTTGTTTGTAGTTGATTCGTTGGGCATGTTGCTGACCCCCACAGACGTTAACCAATTTGAAGCAGGTGAAATGAAAGGTGACATGGGTCGTAAGCCTAAAGCACTTACAAGTCTTGTTCGTAACTGCGTAAACATGTTTGGTAGTTTAAACATTGGTCTGGTATGTACCAATCATACCTATGCCAGTCAAGACATGTTTGATCCAGATGATAAAATTAGCGGTGGTCAAGGCTTTATCTATGCAAGTAGTATTGTGGTTGCCATGCGCAAACTCAAACTCAAAGAAGATGAAGATGGTAACAAAATATCAGAAGTAAAAGGCATCAGAGCTGCATGCAAGATCATGAAAACACGTTACAACAAGCCGTTTGAGAGTGTA